CATATTGTAGATATAGTAGGAGAATCAACTGGAAATACTAATGTAAAAAGATTTCAAATACTTTTTCAAGTTAGTGGTTTACTTGATTTTGTAGGAGAAGAAGGAACAACAAGAATTGATGGGTTTATTACTTATGCAATAAAGATAAAAGAAAAAAGTGAAGGTACTTTAGTTTTAAACAGCCAATCAACTATTCAAGGGTTAACTACAAAAAACCAAGATTACAGTTATATTGCAAAACTACCTTATCAAAAAATATCTGGGAAAGATAATTATAAAGTGTCTATAGAAATTATTGATACTGGAGTGGCTTTTAATAAAGCATCTCTTATTATAAGACAAGTAGGATATAACTTGAAAAAGAAGTAATTATGCCTTTAAATTCAACGTCAGTCATTAAAGTTGTTGACCTTTTATGTGAAGGACAAATTGAAGGTATTGTTGGAGGGAAAAAAGGTATATTTTTAAATGAAACACCAGTAAAAAGTCCTAAGACAAAAGCTTTAAATATTCCTAAAAAACATTTTAAATTTGAATTAAGAGAAGGTACAAGAACTCAAGCACAATTAAAAGATTATCAAACAGGTGGTGCTTCAAATTTAACAAACATTTCAGAAGAGATAGGAGAAAATTACAGTGAAACTGTAGACGATAAAAATAAAGTAACAGAAAGAAATTATGGTGCAGGTAAAAAGATAATACAAATAACAGATCCACAGACAACATCCGTACAATTTTTGTTTACAATTCCATCATTGTTTTGCACTGCAATGGAAGGTATTGCAAGAGGACAACTTTTTAATGCAAAAGTAAGAATAAAAATTTTTTTAAAATCAAAAGGTACTGGATTTAATGAAGTATTTGATGAAACTGTTGAAGGGATTTCAACTTCCGAATATCAGTTTAAAACACCACCAATAGATTTAACAGAAGATGCTGAAGGTAATGAGCTTCAAGCACCTTTTATAGTAAAAATTAGAAAAATAACTAAGAAAGAAAATGATTATGAAGTGAAAAACACTGATTTTGAAGATTTACCTAAAGATACAGCATTGGAAGGTACTAGAGGTAATAGAGTGTTTCTTACATCAATGATTGAAAGACAAGATTTTAAAAGTCGTTATCCATATACAGCTTGTGTAGGTTTATCTATATCAACAGAAGCCTTTTCATCTTTACCCACAAGAGCATATTTAATAAAAGGATTAAAAGTAGCTATCCCCCACAACGCAACTGTAAGAGATGATGGGAGTTTAGAATTTAATGGACCGTTTGATGGAAGTCTCTTACAAGATGAAGATGGTAACATTTTAAAACGCTGGACAACTTGTCCTGTTTGTATTTTCTACGATATGCTCACAAGTACAAAACATGGAGCAGGGGATTTTATTAAAGAAGCAAATACAAGTTGGGTTGATTTATATCCACTTGCTCAATATGCAAATTATCAAGTAGATACTTTAGAAGGTAAAGAGCCAAGATTTGCTATAAATACTGTTATAGGCGCACAGAATGACGCATATAAGGTCTTACAAAACCTTGCTAGTACATTTAGGGGTATGACATATTGGGCTGCTAATACGGTCAATGTAGGAGCAGATCATGGTAATTTGGATCCTGACGAAGATGTTGACCCTGTTCATATTTACAACAATGCAAATGTTATTGGTGGTGTATTTAATTACTCTGGAACGTCCTTAAAAACAAGATCAACTTCAATAAGAGTAAGATATAACGACCCAGATAATTTATACAAACCAAATGTAGTTGTAGTAGAGGATTATGATTTAATTACAAAGTATGGTTTTCAAACAAAAGATTTAGTTGCTTTTGGTTGTTCTTCTAAATATCAGGCAGAAAGATTAGGAACTTGGATGTTAAAAAGTGAAGAACTAGATGCAGATGTTGTAATTTTTAAAACAGGTTTAGATGGTTTGGCTGTGTTACCTAGCCAAGTTTTTGCTATAGCTGATGAAATGAGGGCTGGAACTAGATTAGCTGGTCGTGTAGGTTCTGGCTCAACTACTTCTCATGTTGTCGTAGATCAAGATTATACTACGGTTTTGACAGATATTAATTCCTCAACAGATTTTATAAGCTTAACTTTAGCTGATGGAACAGTTTTTAAATCTGCGATTAATGCAATTACAACTGATGGAAGAATAAATTTATTAACATCACCATCTTCTGCACCATTACAAAATTCTGTTTATGTCATAGAAAGAAGCACAGTTCAGGCTCAAAAATTTAGATGTATTGATGTAATAGATAATAATGACGGTACTTATACAATAGAAGGAGTGCAGTTTAATGATTCAATTTATAGAATTGCTGATCTCAATACAAAATTAGATTTTACCGATATTACTGCATTTGATGAAACTCCGACACCTCCTGTCAATTTACAACATACAGTAATTGTCACTAACACAGTTTAACCATGTCTAGTAAAGCAATTTTTAGTTGGTCAAGAGGTACAAATGGCTCTAGTGTAAGTTTTTTAGTTCAATATCAAATTGGTAATGGTGATTTTATAGATGCAACAACAACTAAAACAAGTTTTGAAATAGATAATTTATTACCTAATGCACAAGTTACTTTTAGAGTTGCTTCTGTTGGAATTGCTCCTAATGATAAAACATCAGCTTTTTCAGAAATAACAATAACAATACCAAAAGCATCTATTCCATCTACAACTTCGCCTGTTGTTCCAACAGTATTATTACCACCAGACCCTACAAATGTATCTGTAGAAGCTACAACAAAAAATGAAGCGATTATTAAATGGAATATTCCTTCAACTTATACAGGTAATAAAGAAGAATTAGTTGCAATTATTAGACATTCAGCTTTAACAGATGGCACTGGTGTTTGGCCAGATAGCAGTTTGCTTAGAGAAGTTGCTGCTGTTACTGATTATTTGATCGTTCCGTTAATGAATGGAGAATATTTAGTAAAATTTAAAGATAAAGAAAATAATAAATCTGCAAATGCCACAAGTGCTGTCATAAATCTACCTGATGAATTACCAAAATTATTAGTTCAGACAACAAGAGAAGATCAAGGAGCAGCACCTTTTCCTGGTCAACGTAACGACTGTTTATATTCTGATGAATTTGACGCACTTGTTTTAACTACAGAAGATCTTATAGATGACATAGCTGACTTTGAACAAGGCTATCTGCAAAATATAGATTTTGGTAATACGTTAAAAAATTCAGGTGAATATTTCTTTGAAAATACTGTTGCACTTCCAGGCATCTTTACAGTTCAATTTAATAGAATTTTAAAAATGAGAGGTTTATATCCAAATGATTCTATTGATTTACATTTAACAAATATTGACCAATGGTCTGATTTTGATGGTGCATTACCAGATGAAACAAATGGCATTTTAAAATTTAGAAAGAGTAATGATGCTGCAAGTGATAACGAAATACAAGATGAAAATAGTGAGTTTTTATTATTGGAAGATGGCAACAAGTTCGATCAAGAGGACTCAACAACTTATGGTGAATTTGTACCACTTGAGAATGGACGTTATACGGGCAGAACTTTTCAATTTAAATTAGATTTATCTTCTGAATATAACGATCAGACTCCACTTATTGATGAGTTGGGTTTTGAACTTTTATTTGAAAATAGAACTGAAAGTAACTCTTTCAGTAGCGGTGCAGGTGCAAAAGCGGTAACTTTTAGTAAAGCCTTTTATCAAACTCCTAAATTAGGCATTACTGCTAGTAATATGGCTACAGGTGACTATTATGTAATTAGTAGTGAAAGTCGTACAGGCTTTAGCATTACTTTTTTCAATAGTTCAAATGCAGCTATTGACCGCACATTTGCATATCAAGCTAACGGCTTTGGTGCGGAAGGTGCTTAAACTCTCAAATCCATTGGTATAACTGAAAATGTCAACACATGATTATAATTTAGCGAACCAATCTGGCGCCAGTTTCAGATCAGACCTCAATAACTGTTTAGCTGCAATCCTTTCTAACAACAGCAATGGTTCTGCTCCTTCAACTACTGTTGCATATAGTATATGGGCCGATACTTCTGCTGGCAAACTTAAAATTCGTAATGCTGCTAATGATGGATTTGTAGATTTAATAAATTTAGATGGAACAATACAAAGAGATATTTCATTAACTGGTGACTTAACACTTACTGATAAAATAATTCATTCTGGTGATACAAATACTGCGATAAGATTCCCTTCAGCAGATACTTTTACAATAGAAACTGCTGGTAGTGAAAGATTAAGAGTTGATTCGTCTGGAAACGTTGGTATAGGTGCTACTCCTAGTGTTACTTTAGACATAGAATCTACTACTCCAACTATAAGGCTTACAGATAGTGATGCTTCAGGAACACCAGAATGTGAAATAAGAGGTGGTGGTGGAGATTTAGTGTTTAGTGCAGATAGAGATGATGAAAAATCAAGCACAGTAATAGAGTTTCATGTTGACGGCTCAGAAAAAATGCGTGTTGACACGTCAGGAAGATTAGGTCTAGGCACAACAAGTCCAACACATCTTTTACACTTAGAATCAGCATCAACACCAGCTTTAAAATTACTTGATACCACCAACAATGCAACTTTATTGGTTTATGCTCAAGACGCTGATATACACATAGGAACATATAGTGATCATCCTTTAATTTTTGATACTAATAGTAGTGAAAGAGTAAGAATTGCAGCTGATGGAAAAGTAGGCATCGGTACATCAAGTCCTTTAGAACCATTAGATGTCATTTTAAGCGGTGCTACTAGACGACTGTTATTTAAGTATCACAGTTCCTGTAACACAATACAATCAGCTAACGCTAGTGCAAATAACGAATCTTTAGCTATTGCTGCTGATAATATTAGATTTAACACAGGTAGTAGTGGTACTGGAAGTGAAGCGGTTCGTATAGATAATTCTGGACATTTTTTAATCGGTTCTACATCTTCAACTGCAAGATTACACGTTGAAGAAGATGCTGCTTTAACTGAAGCCAATCCTCATGTTGAAATAAGAGGTAGTGCTTATGCACTATATATGTTCTTAGATTCAAACGCTGCACACATTGGACAAAATTCTGCACATAGAGACTTAAAATTTTATTCTGGCACTTCAACAACTTCTGGCGCACAATTAACTGCTGGCGCAACATCATTTACAACTTATTCTGATGAAAGATTAAAGAAAAATATTAAAGATATTGGCTCTGTTCTCGATAAAATATCAGATATTAGATGTGTAAGTTATATAAGAAAAGATATTGAAAACTTTAAAGAAACAATTGGATTTGTAGCACAAGATTTTGTAAATAAATTTGATCAAGTATTAGATTCTACTAAAATAAAAGAGTCTGACACAGAAGAGCATCTTGGAATCAAATATACAGAAACAATACCAATATTATTAAAAGCAATACAAGAATTATCGGCTAAAGTTGCTGCATTGGAAGCAGCTTAGTAATATATAAAAAAAACATCTTAAAACATGACAAATCCTGTTGATCTTATTAAAGAAGAAATTGCAACTACTCAAGAGCAATTAGAAATTGATGTAAAAAAAGTTTCCTTATTACAACAAGAAATTAAACAATTACAAGAAGAAGCACAAAAAGCAATTAATGAAAAGCAGACACAGATTAATAATGCAACACAACCAATATTAGAAAATCAAGGATCTCTAAAAAAACTTACTGAGTTGTTAAACAAATTAGAGGGTAAGATAGAAACAGCAACTGACAAATAAATGGCTGATAGGAAGATCACAGCACTTACTGAATTAACCGCACCAGTCGCTACTGATGTATTTCCTATAATTGATGTTAGTGAAGCTGTTAGTGCTGATAAGAATAAAAAAATACAACTTACAACTATATTAAAAAACATTCCTAATGGCACAGTTTCTTCCCCAAGTGTAGGTTTTACAGGTGATTCTGGACTTACTGGTTTTTTTAGGGTTGCAAGTAATGAAATAGGAATATCAGCGAACCAAGCTTTAATTGGATCGTTTACAACAACAGGATTCCAATTAGGATCTGGAACCCCTGCTGCACAGTTGCATTTATTTAGTACAGATACAACAGATCAAGTAATAATAGAAAATACTGATACTGGTGCTGATAATGCACCCGATCTTGTTTTATTTAGAAACTCAGCTTCTCCTGCAGCAGATGATAACTTAGGTAATCTTGTTTACAGAGGAGAGGATTCTGCTGGTAATACTCACGATTATGCAAGTATTGTTGCTTCCATAGAAGATACAACAAACACATCAGAAGATGGCATATTAGATATTATGACAAGTGCTGCTGGCACGTTAGCTTCAAGAATACGACTTAAAAATAACAAAGTTGGTATTGGTGAAAATGATCCAATATATCCAATGCACTTAACAACAACCCTTACAGGTCAAGCTTTACAGCTTCAATGCGATGCTGATGATGCTGCTAGTGGTGCGAACCTTATGTTGTATCACAGAAGAGGAGCTAGTGGTGCTGGACAAGATAATGATGTTATATCAACAATTTTTTATAGAGGTAAGAATGATGCTGGAACACCAGAAGAAGTTGATTATGCAGCAATAGAATCTGTAATTATTGATGCAAGTGATGGAACAGAAGATGGGCAGTTAAATTTACAGGTGATGGATGCTGGAACTTTAACGACCCAAATATCTGTTGATGCTAATGCTATTACTTTTGGAGATGCTGTTAATGTCGTTTTAAATACTTCTACAGGAACAAAGATAGGAACTGCTACGACACAAAAATTAGCATTTTTCAATTCAACACCTGTTGTTCAGCAAAGTGCGATTGCAAATATTACAACTACTGCAAGTTCTGGTACGCTTCCAACTGCAAACGGATCAGTTACTATTGCTAATGCTGCCAGTGCAACTACAACAGAATTATTAGAATTTTGTGTAGAGCTAGAATCTAAGCTTGAAAGTGCTTTAGCTATATTGAGAACTTTTGGATTGATAGCTACCTAAAATTTCTTTATAATGGTAAATATTAAATAAATTATTATGGCAACTACTACTTGGGCATTAGCTAATGTCGATTATGACGTTAGTGACGGCTTTTGTCATACTGCACATTGGACAGTAAAAACAGTTGATGGAGATTATGAAACGTCTTCTTATGGTTCGACTGAACTTAATAGACCAAGTTCTTTAACAGCAAGAACAGATTTAAAAACAGCAGATATTATTGCAGATGTAAAAGCAATCCTTGGAACAGATAGGGTAACAGCTATTGAAACTGATTTAACTGATCAAATTACTAAACTTAAAACACCAGTCCAAGGTTCTTTTGTGCCAGCTAGTTAGTTTTTTCTTGCATCTGCCTAGTCATTAAGCCCATAGTGACGTAAAGAGGAGAGAGGGCTACAATAAGCAGTAATACAAGTACACTTGTAAAAGATAGTGCTTTTAGTAACGCAAATTTAATCATGTTAAATAAAATCTCATCTGTCTTATCTATTGTATCTTT